CCACAAATTTTCAATTCTTGAAAATTTCCTGTCCATCCGGGACTTCACTTCTCAAACTCTTGCGAGTTTTCCAAGTGATCTTGTTGGGGCGTGCCTGCCCCAAACCCTGCCGAGTAACAATAAAGTTCATAATTATTCCATGGACTGAGTATAACACGTCCTTCGACGATACACTACTCCTCTTTTTTGCAAAAATCCAATTATCTTCGGTGACCTGTCGTGAGATGCAATTATTTCATGTCGCTTCACCAATCACTTGACTTGGTTTGAAAAAACACAGAGCATATGATACAATAAAAACAGACGAACCCCGAACCCTTGATTTTTCAGGGGTTCGGGGTTTTCTTGTTACTAATGTGTGCATAGTTCAGCGTTCAGCGGCCTAAAATGTTCACAGGTTTGAACCCTATGGGATCAGTTCCACGGTGGCCTTCAGTTCGTCCAAAGTCTTGTGATTATAGACCCGGTTTCCCGTGTCCTTGGACACATGACCCATGAGCAAATCAATACATTTCCGGTTGGCCCCGGCGCTATCCAATTTGGTTTCAAAGGTGTGGCGGCATTCGTGCGGGGTATGATTCAGCTTCAGGGCCTTCATAATATCCGCCCAAAATATCCGGTATTGGGTTTGATTGCAAATCTTCCCATTGTAGCTGATCAGCCGGGGGCCACCTTCGGCAAGCCGCCGTTCAATCAAGGGCCTGATCTTTGGATGGATGGGAACAATGCGGTTCTTACCGGCCTTCGTTTTGGTGCCGCCCTTCATCGTGCCTTCCTTCAAGTCTATATCTTCAGGTTTCAGGTTCAAAAATTCAGAGATACGCCACCCGGAATATAGCAAGATCAAAACAGTATCAACCCAAGGATCAGACTGATGTTCCCACACCGTTTTGATTTCATCGTTGGTGAACGGAAGGCGGCTGGTGGGCGGTATTGGATCAGAAGTCAGAAGTTCGGAGAAGCACCGGTTTATTATATCCATTTCAAGAGCGAACCGGTCAAGGTGGCCCCACAGGTTCTTGATGGCCGCTTGGGTGCTATACCCTTTCCCACAACCATCAATGGTTTCTTGCATTTGGTAGGATCGCAGTTGTTTATAAGGCTTGTTCACATACGCTGAACAATGCTTGAACGCTGAACAGAGGGAAGAACGGTTGGAGTCCCCCAGCTTCGGAGCCTTCTTTTCTTTCCAGAGGTCAAAAAGCTGTTGAAGGGTGATCTTGGCCCGGTCAACATCCCAAGGATCACGGTTGTATTCAGCAAGCATGATGTTCCCGGCTTCACGGGTTTCAGCATAGCCGATAATGTCATAGATGGGGTGGCCTTTGTCATTCCAGCCTATGGTTTTCTTCACAATGTATGGGCGGCGGCGCTGGCCTGATAGCTTTGCAACCGTTCCATACCCGTTTGGATTTCGCATTATATCACCTGAACTTTCAAAATTGGGTATGGCAAAGCTAAACCCCATGTGATATAATGTTCAAAGGCGTTTGAAACATTAACTTCAAAAGGGTTTGTTTCGCCTGACCGCTTCCGGTGTGCAAGACCGGGGGCGGTCATTTTTTTTTGCATTTTGAATGGATGTTGAATGAACCAAAAGCCCGGTAAGGCAAGCGGTTTGGGATAATCCTTCAACATTCAAGATAGTGCAGATACTTCAAACATGAAAGAAAAAAAGAGTATATAAGAAGTATGAAAAATATAACCAGAAGGGATTTGATCTTGAATGTTGAAGGATTATTCGTTCATAGCGTTTTCAAGATAATCAGCGGCTTTCAGGGGTGGGTTGGAGATGGAAACGGTGGTGTTCATCCCGTTGATGGACAAATCAACATATAAAATTGGAACGCCACCAACTTCCTTCGTTTCCTGTTTGGCAGTTGCGGCACCAACGATGGCCCCGGCTGTTCCGAATAAGGCCCCGCCAACAACGGCCCTACCAATCCCGCCTTTTGTCTTAGTAATGGTTTTCTGTCCAACCTGTTCAATCTTGAAGGCATTGATTTCAGAGAACTTGAAAACAACAGGTTCCAGCTTTGTTTTTTTACTGTTGGACAGGTAAAACATTTTCTGTTCAGGATCAATGAACAAAAAGCCGCTTGCGAAATCTGAAATGACCATTCCGGGGTTAAAGTTACGGAAACGATTGTGGTTTTCTTCCCATGCCTTTTTCACCTGTTCCACAGATGCCAAGGGGGAGCCGGTGGAAAGACGGTTGCAAGCAGGACAGATGGAACCACCGTTGATTTGAATTGCCGTAAAGGAAAGTTTTTCACCGCATATCGCACAGCGTTCTTTTTTCCCAAACATGAGGTTTCCCCCTTTCAACGAATATCACTTTGGAAGGCTACGGCTTTTCCAAGAATCCTTATATGATTCAGTTCTTCGCCTGTGTAACGCATGGTTTTATACTTTGGATTTTCAGCGAACAACAACAGTTCGGTTTCTTCAGGATTATATTGAACACGCTTCAATGTGGCTTCATCACCAATCAGGACAGCGGCAATTTCACCATCATCCACCATTTCCTGTTTTCTGATGAACACAATATCCCCGTCATAGATTCTGGCCCCGATCATGGAATCGCCCTTGGCCTTCAAGCAGAAATCAGCATGAATGTTTGCACCAGCTTCCACATACAGTTCCTTTTCTTCGTTGGCAAAGATAGGGGTTCCACAAGCAATGTTCCCAAGTAATGGGAACTTTCGCTTTTCAATTCTAAATAGGTTATCCAATTCAACTTCTTCTTTCCAGCCCATTAAATAGGCCGGTGTGGTGTGAAGAACTTTCGCCAAGTCTGCTATTTTATCACGGCGCATATTGGCAATAATCCCATTTTCCCATTTCCGAACGGTGCTTTTACCTACGCCAACAGCATTGCCCACCTGTTCAAGAGTAAGATTATTTTCTTCACGCAAAGCCTTGATTTTTTGGCCCATAGTCAAATCAGCCACATCAACACCCCTTTCACGGTTAGTAACAACAGTATAACCGCAATGTGTCTTTTTTGCAACCCCTAAAGCAAAAAAACAAAAAAAGTTTCTTTTAATCCACAAATGGGGTTGACAAGCGACAAGGGGTGTGATACTATGATGGTGTCTTAAAGGACACGGCAAAAGCGAATAAGACACCGAAAGGGGTATATGAGATATGAGTAAGTATTATGAAGTTCGTTTTTATACAAAGAAAGGCGGGGAACAGAGTTGGATCATCCATGTTGAAGCGAAAACCGCCAAAGAAGCCAAAGAAATTGCAATTCATAAATGGGCTTGCGATAGGCGCTTCAGCGGTATGCACCAATTTGGGGTCAAGGTTCGCCTTCTTAAAGCTGATGAAGAATTTCGTTGGCATTACTTCGCAGTGATCGGAGAAGGATGTTTCAATTCTTAAAGCCGAAACGGGCCTGATGGCCCGTCCACCGGAACTGCCCCACCGGTGCTGATGATGGCAGGGCAACAGCGACAACATGAGCGCCCCCGGTTTATGGGTTCGGGTATTGGGTATCAATCCCCATGTAAAAGGTATGACCGCCCGGAAATTGCTTGTTGGGGCTTTGGCTGTTCTATTTTTGAAGAAAGGATGTGAGCGAATGAACAAGGCCCGCTTGGAATATGAAATGTCTGTTCGGGGTGTCACCCGTGCCAAGCTGTGTGAAGTCCTTGGGATTTCCCGATCCGCCTTTTACCGGAAGTGTAATGGGGGTTCGGAGTTCACCCAAGGCGAGATTCAGAAGATTGTGGATTTTCTGAACCTTGAAACCCCGGTGGGAATTTTTTTTGATGCGAAAGTGTCCTAAAGGACACCGCAAGGAGTAAGAACTATGAATGAAGTCAGTTTGAAACCGGTCATTGATGAACTTGAAACCTTGTTTTCAAAGTTCAACAAAGCCTTCTTTGAAGGGAAGCTGGAAAAGCCTGTGATCACCGTTTCCCCGGATCATACCCGTGGGGCCTATGGGTGGTGTACTGGTTGGAAGGCGTGGCAAGACGGCACCAAGGAAGGCGGCTATTACGAAATCAACCTGTGCGCCGAATACCTGAACCGCCCCTTTGAAGAAACCTTTGGAACCTTGCTTCACGAAATGGTTCACCTTCAGAACCTTCAGGACAATGTTCAAGACACTTCCCGTTCTGGTTCCTACCACAACCGGAAGTTCAAGGAAACTGCTGAAGCCCACGGGCTGACCGTGGAGAAAGGCGAAAAGTACGGATGGCACAAAACCGCCCTGAACCCGCAAGCTGAAGCCTTCGTGAAATCCCTTGGCAAATCCGGGTTCTGTCTGGTTCGGCCCCGTACCAATCCGCTGAAGGGTTCCCGGAAGGGGGGGGGGATCAAGTTCCCGCAAGTATGTTTGCCCCTGTTGCGGAACCATCATCCGGGCCACCAAGGAAGTTCATGTTCTCTGTGGAGAATGTGAAGTGGCCTTTGAAGAACAAGAGTGATAACCCAATAAAGCTGTTTGAAAGGAGTATGCACAATGACCACCTTTGCAGAGCGTTTGAAGAACGCTATGGAACAGGCCAATATGAGCCAATCCGCCCTGTCTGAACAGGCCGGGGCTTCCAAGGCCGCTATCAGCCAATACCTTTCCGGGAAGAACACCCCCGGCCCTGACCGTATCAAGGCCCTTGCCGATGCAACCGGCGTTTCCTTTGATTACCTGATGGGTTATGGAGCCGCCCCGGTTGCTGAACCGCCCATCAAGAAGATCAGCGTGAAGGAAGCCGCCCGGTGCATGGGCAAATCTGATCAGTTCGTCAGAATCGGCCTTCAGCGTGGCCTTCTTCCCTTCGGGAACGCTGTTCCCGGAACCGGCGCTTGCTGGAATTACTACATCAACCCCACCAAGTTCCGTGATTATGTGGGTGCTGATCAGTTCAATTCCTTCTTCGGCCTTACGGCCTGAAAGGGGAACACCGATGAATAACACCCGTGATGAACTGTTGGATTTGATCAGGAACGCCACCAACATTGATATGATTTGCTTCTTCGCCATTATCTATGTGGTTGCGCCCGATTTCCCCCCCTACACGCCTATCGCCACCCGTGGCGAACTGAAGAAGGCAATTAAGAAGTTGCGGAGCGCCCAGCATAGCCCGGATTGCCCCGCTGAAATGTCTGAAGGCTTTGAAACGGCGATTCAGTACATCCGCCGTGAATGGCTTCACCAATGAAAGGATGGTTTATATGCTTCAGATCGGAATGATCGTTAAAATCTTGCCCGATGCGGAATACAGCGGCAAGTTCACCGGCTACATCGGCAAGGTGAAGAATTATTATGCAAAGGCTACCGCCAAGGCTTATGCGGCCCTGTTGGATTTGGTAACGGATATTTGCAAGCGGAACGGGATCAAGAAGTTGGTGTGGAGTACGAACAAGAATGACCGTGTGAATCATCGGAACGGATGCAACATGACCGTTCATCGTGACTTCGCCAACAAAGCCTGTCCGGGGGAATATCTTTATTCCCGACACGGGGAGATTGCCGCAGAAGTCAACAGGCGGCTTCAGGGCGCTTCCGCTGGTGGTGGGGTAGTAGTTACACCCCCAACCGCAGAAAAGCCCACAGGCGGCACCACAGGGGCTACCGTGACCCCTTATCTTGTGCGGGTGAAGATCGCCAACCTGAATATCCGTAAAGGCCCCGGCACAAACTACGGTGCAACCGGCTACATCCGGCCCGGTATTTATACCATCGTGGCCGAAAGCACCGGCAAAGGTGCGGCCAAGTGGGGCAAACTGAAAAGCGGTGCTGGGTGGATTTCCCTTGACTACGCCACCAAAACCTGACCATGAGAAAAGGCCCTTCCGGTTCAAGCTGGAAGGGCCTTTTTTGCGTGTTTCTACTATGTTACTAATAACCCCGATTTCACCGAACTTCAAAGGGCTGAAATGTTCAGTATTTGGGGGCTTCAGAGCGTTGCAGAGTAGAAATATTTATGATACAATAGAACAAATAATGTTGTCTACCGAGAAAGGAAGTGTCTTTCCATGAAAAAAATCCATAAGTTCTTTTCTAAAGATTTGCTCCATATTCTTGGTGCTGTTGGGATTTTTGTTGCTTTTCTGATTTCTATCGCCTATAAGCAAGTTGGAAT